ATTTCTTAGTTTCTGGATGCCAAGTAAACTGAATAAAACTACCAAATGTTTTACCGACACGTTCTTGATAACCGGCAAATAATTCATATGTAGCAAGTCCGCCCATATTGGTTGAACTTAGTAAGTATGTATTTGTGTAAGCAAGGTTAAATGGTTCAAACACTGTACCACCTTGTCCACCACCTGATCTAGATCCAATACTTCTACGCATTACTTCACGCACCATCTGTATTTCATCTGGTAGCGTGTACTCGTTCTGATCTAGTTCTAGTTTTAGAAAAGCAAAACTTTCTTCAACAGCATTATCTGAACGCTGTCTAAAAACACCTAAAGCACGTTCCAGTGCTGTTTCATAGTGCTCGGGGTCTAGTTCAACGTCAATCATGCCTTCACCTAGCATAGTGCGGCAATAATTGAATACTTTTTGTTTTTCTTGATCTAATTGGCTCATGTAAGTATTTATCGTTCCGATAAATATGTTTATGCCAAGATTAAGTTTATATCGCCCAGAGAAGGGCAACGACTACAAATTTATAGATAAAACTGCCTGGGAAATGTTCCAAGTTGGCGGTACTGACGTACTTTTACACAAGTATATAGGTCCCGGCGAACAAGCAGACGGAGAATATAGCCCTACGGTTCCAAACTATGAATCAAGCACATCTACGCCTGAAACACGTATTCAGGATATGCTATTTTTAGAAAACAGAGATAGAAAATACGAGCCAGATGTATACCCATTGCGTGGTGTTTATAACGTAAACAATATTGACTTTAATCTAAGTCAGTTTGGTTTGTTCTTACAAAATGATGTACTGTTTATTACGTTCCATATAAACGACACAGTTGAAAAACTTGGTAGAAAAATTATGGCAGGTGATGTAATTGAGTTACCTCACTTAAAAGATGAATTTGCCTTAAATGATTTAACATTTGCCTTAAAACGTTTTTATGTTATTGAAGAGGTAAATCGTGCCGCAGAAGGATTTAGTGTTACTTGGTATCCTCATTTATACAGAGCTAAATGTACACCATTAGTAGATTCACAAGAGTTTAAACAAATACTTGACAAAGTTGCTGATGATGAAAACTTCAAAGGTATCTATAATCCTGAAGTACAATATGAAATCGGTGATGTTGTTGAGTTTGAAGGTACAAATTACACCGTAATAGAGCCGGTTAAAGGAATTGCTCCTCCGGATAGTACATATTATAAATTTGCTGATAGACTCAGAGATATAATGAGTACATACGAAAAAGAAATGCAAATTACAGAAGCAGTTCAAGATCAAGCAGAATCTGATGCTCCTAAGTCAGGATACAATACAACAAAATATTACACAGTTCCGATTGATCCTGAAACTGGTAATGTAAAAACTGTTAATGCTAGTAATACAGCAATAGGAGCAGGGCAAACAGGCAATGCTGTAAGTGCTAGTACTATTGAAGCAACTCCAGTTAAGGATGGTTACCAGAATTATCACGAAGATGCTATTCCACCAAACGGTGCTCCGTTTACAAGTGGTATTACCTTCCCGGGAGGTCCTGTAGAAGGACAATTCTGTTTACGTACAGATTATCATCCTAAGAGATTATTTAGATTTGATGGGAAACGTTGGGTGAAATACGAAGATAATGTAAGAATGACAATGAGTCAAAATGATACAGCAAGTGGCGATCCAAGATTGAATCAGAAAGGATCATTTATTAACAATCCTACTGTAAGTACAATTAACGGCAAGCAAGTAAAAGAAAAACAGAGCCTTTCAAAAGTGCTTAAACCTAAAGCGGACAATTAATAATGGATTTTTTCTACGACGGTCAAGTAAGAAGATATGTTACTCAGTTTATGAGAATGTTCATAGGCTTTAAGTATAAGGATGGCGACGGGGATGAAAAGAAAATTCCTGTAAGTTATGGCGACCTAACAAAACAAGTAGCACAGATTATTAAGGAGAACAGTGAGAATAAACTTCCAAGTGTTCCTAAGATTGCTTGTTATATTACCGGTTTAGAATTAGACAGAGCACGTACAGCAGATCCAACATTTGTTAGCAAACTTAGTGTACGTGAAAGAGATTATGATGATTTTGATACAGATGGTAATCCTGTATATAAAAATAATCAAGGTCCAGGGTATACTGTAGAACGTTTGATGCCTACACCATTTAGACTTACAATGAGAGCTGATCTTTGGACATCAAATACTGATCAAAAATTACAAATACTAGAACAGATATTAGTCTTATTCAATCCTAGTTTAGAAGTTCAAACAACAGACAATTATATCGATTGGACTAGTTTAAGTGTTGTTGAATTAAATGGATTAACATTCTCTAGTAGAAGTATTCCACAAGGCACAGAAGTTGATATTGATATTGCTTCAATGGATTTTGAAATGCCTATCTATATTAGTCCGCCAGTTAAAGTTAAAAAACTAGGTGTTGTACAAAACATTGTTATGAACATGTTTAACGAAGACGGAGCAATGAAATCTGTTGAAGAGTTAGCATTCAATACAAGCGGAATTACAGCAAGAAGCGAGTTTGCTACTCCAGGCGAGTTCGGAGTGTTACTATTAAGCTCTAAGACTGTTACACAAGCAGATACTGGAGATTACTATGTTAGCGTACTTGATAGTAGTGAAGCTATACAAGAATTGAATTTACAAACTCCTGTAAAACAAGGAGAACGTATAGACTGGAACGAAGTATTGCCTATCTATGGTGGATATAAAGATGGTATTAGTCAAATTAGATTTACTAAACCTAACGGTAGCGAAATAGTTGGAACATTTACTGTTAATCCGTTAGACTCAACATATCTTGTGGTAACATTTGATCAAGATACACTTCCAGCAAACTCAACAGATATTCCATTAGTAACTGGTATTATAGATCCTACTACATTTAATCCAGTTGATCATTTTAATGGAGCGATTCCAACTGATACAACATATCTAATACTAGAAGATATAGGAAATTCTTACAATACAGATGGGCCAGATGCTTGGAAGAGTACTACAAATACAGATTTTATAGCCAGTGCTAACGATATTATTAAGTGGGATGGCACAAAATGGAATGTTATTTTTGACGCAAGTTCTTCTTCCGATGTTCGTTACTTACAAAATCAAAATACAATGATCCAATATAAGTGGGATGGTGAGCAATGGCTTAAATCATTCGAAGGCGAATACACAGCCGGATATTGGGGTTTTGACTTAGTTCCTTAATATATAACAGTATGCAAAAACGTGCTGGTATATTATTTCTTTCAACTAGAAGCAGTAGAGTATTCTTAATTTGGGATACAAAATGGACTGTTCCTACTTTTATACGTGACAAATCTGTTATTGAGGACGCACAAGATCTATTAAAAGATTTTAATTTAGTAGACGCAAAGTTTGTTCCTATTGAATTATATACAAGCAAGGATAGCGGTTTCGAATATAGCACTTATGTAGTTTTAGTTGATCAGGATTTTGCTAGTCCAAACGGAACATATTGTTGGACTAAATTAGACGATTTGCCTAAAAATATTCATGTTGGTTTAAAGAATACTTTGTCAAATAAAATTACACAAGTTAAGTTAGAAACAATTCTAGCAACAGGTAAAAGTTATGATATCGATTAAAAAAAGTGCAACTTATCGTAGAGATTGTGAAATATATGAAAAGTATATTAACTTTGTAAGCGGAAAAGAACAAGATGAATTTAAAGTTTTATATGAAAAATTTAAATCTCTTGTTGATGATTTTGATAAACAAGCACAAGGTCTTGATGGCCATACTATGACTTACAATACACACTTACAATTAAAAGATAAATTAAACGCTCACAAAAAATTAATGGACGACAAAGTTAGGACCGTGAAACATATTGCTCGATCGATTGAAAGTCATCGACTGTCATAACTTCTAACAATTTTCTCATATCCGCTTTAGTAAATATTTGATACTGGCCTTCTAATTTTCTAGGAAAAGAAATTTCTTCAACTGTAGCATTATATTTAGAAGCAATTATATCAGCAACTTCTTTAAAACTTGCTGTCCAGCCTGTACCTAAGTTATATATTCCATTAAATTTTTCTTTACTAGCATTAACTACAGTTCTTACAACATCATCAACACAAACAAAATCTCTTTTATAATTTTCGCTTCCTTCGAATATATAAATTTTCTTCTTTTCTTTTGCTTGTTTTGTAAACTTATATACAGGACTTGCTTGATCTCCTTTAAATTGTTCACCGTTTCCGTAAACATTAAAGTATCTCCAACCTTGTATTTTTGCTTTAGGTTTTACCTTTAATATTTCCTGTACTTTTTGATCTAAAATTGCCTTGCTTTCAGCATATAAAGATTTAGGTGTTAGTTCGGCATCTTCTTTAAAATATAAATCTGTTCCGTATACACCAGCTGAACTAGCGTATGAAAATAAAATATCATGTTCTAAACAGTCATGTAACAACTTCATTGATGGTTTTATATTATAACTGTCTATCTTTGCTTTGTTTTTTTCAGTTGTACTACTAATTGCGCCTTGATGAAATACGCATTTAACTTTTTTCCAGTCGTTGAAATTTTTATAAAAATTCCTCATGTCGACTAGTTCACGATAATTACAGCCAACAATATTGTCAGCATTTTTCATTTCATCAACTAAAATAATATCCTTAATACCTTGCCTATTCAGTTCTTTTACAATATTAGAACCAATAAAACCAAGTGCTCCTGTTACTACAATCATTTAAAAAAATCTTCCGAATTTATTGCTTTATCATCTATCCAAAAATGATAGTGTGGTTTACCCGCTTTACATGATGTATATTTAACACCAATCTCTTCTAAATATTTTTGTGTATATTCTTCCCAATTCAATCCTGAATTAGTTCCCCTGGCTGTATAGTAATGAATCTCGTGTCCTTCATCATACAACTTATTCATCTTTTCTATTCTGTCACGAATAGGCATACTATTTTCATAGTCTCCGTTTTTTGTGTTAAGAATTGTTCCGTCTATATCTACGTAGTATATCATTCAGTATTTTTTTGGCTATCACCTGGTATTATTCTATAATTATCTTCAACACTGTCTGGAGTACTTACTTCAGTAATACTACTCATAGGCTCTAGTGCTTCAAGTTGGTGTGGCTGTAGAGGAGGATTATGCCAAGTATCTCCCTCTGTTAATTCTTTTTCATATAGTCTTGCTTCTTTAGTATCGATCCAACGAACTTTAAATTTACCATTGTTTACAAACCATGTTTCGTCTTTTTCTTTATGGAAGTGCATACTAAACTTACTTCCTACTTTTTCAAATACCATAATTTTACCACAGTACTTGTCATTAGTTGCCCAGATTAGTTCGTATCCCCAACCCTTTTCAACTTTGCCTTCAAGTCTTGTCATCTCGATTCCTCTAATATTTTAGTTGTACTGTAATCTTTTACTCTAGGAAAAATTACAACTTCTGCTAGATCATGTCCAACAGTAGTTTCAACTGTATAGTCTCCGCCTTTTACTATTATATCTGGTTTTACAGATTTAATCAAGTTGTATGGTGTATCTTCTTCAAAAATAATTACTTCATCTACAATAGCAAGGCTTTCAAGCATTGCTTTTCTATCTTCTTGATTAAATTTTGGACGGCCTTCACCTTTTAATTTTTTGACACTTGTGTCACTATTGATAGCAACTATTAATTTATCGCCTTTTGACTTAGCAAACTTTAATAATTTTAAGTGTCCTAGATGTAATACATCAAAACAACCATTTGTAAATACAATCTTTTCTTTAATATCTTTTTCTTTTACACTATAAGTTCCCGGATGACTAACTGCTACACTTGCTACTTTAGAAGCAATAACTAAACAATCATTTAAGTCATTACCATTTACAAGACCATAAACTAATCCTGCTAGTGTGCTATCTCCTGCTCCAGTGATATCAAATACTTCTGTTTCAAAACTTGGTTGACGTTTGATGTGGCCGTTTTTTCCTAGTAGTATCATTCCGTCTTGACCTAGAGTTACTAACATATACTCAAAGTCGTATTTTTTACAGGCTAATATGCCTTTACGTATAAGATCATCGTAATCTTCAAAATCGTTTACTAGTTCTTTAAATTCTTTTTTGTTAGGTTTAACAAGCCATGCGTGTTTATAATTATACAGATTTTGTTTAGGATCTACTAAAACCTTTACATTTCTTTCTTTTAATTTTTTAAATTGTTCAGAACAATCTCCTATTGTTCCTTTATTGTAATCACTAACAACAAGATATTCTGTAC